AGATAGCAGCGGACGCGGCCTGTGACACTGCGCCACCTGTCGGCGACGCGAACCGGGTGAACGAGTACTCATCCATCTCGTCTCGAATGTCCTGCACGATCGTCGCCGCGGCGTATGTGTCGCCCGCGGTGTTGTTCGTGTTCAACTCGGTGTAGACCTTTGCCTCGGTCTTCCGGGCGTAGTCCTCCCTGAGCGCGGCGAGAACGATGCCGTCCACACCCGGGCTCGAGGAGTCGATGATCTCCCGAGTGATCGGCAGCTTCCCAGAGACGGCAACCGGCGACACAGTGGCCGACGCGATCGTCAATGTGCCTTCGGTCGGTGGCGACCCCTCGGCGTGGTCTCCGACCAACGCCACCGAGATCGTGCCGAACTGTGGGACAACGAACGGTGTCGCATCCGAGAGTGTGCCTCGCGACGCCAGGTCAGCCAGGGGCCGACCCTGCGCCAGGATCGGCACGAACAGGTCGGGCCGATAACCCGGTGGGATCACATCGGCAGCCGAGGTGGTGTCCACATCCGCGAACAACGGTTGACCCTGAGAGTCAAACATCGGCGTGTTCTGTGGGTTGGCGAAGTTCATCCGCTCCGCAGCCACTTTGGCCGTGTGGTGCTGTTGCGCCTGGAACTTCCGGTACCGATCCTCGGCTTCCGGGTCATGCTCCTTGGTGGCATACCAGACGTCACGAAGCAGCGAATGACCGGCTCCACTGAACCGGTAGATCGGGGGTTCTGTTACCTGCATCCAACGGGACGCCTTGACGGTGCCACGCTCGGCGTCCTGACCTTCAAACGTGGTCTGGAACGCAGCCGACACGGACTTGCCGATCGACTCGGCGAGCCCCTTGGTGAGCTCAACGTGAGCCTCGGTCATCTGACCGATGGCGTCCTTCAACGAAAACTCGGGCTCAACCTTCTCTTCCTTCTTCTCCTCCGCCTTGCCGGCGGATTCGATGGCGTTCTTCTCATCAGCCATCTTGATATCTCCTTGCTTTTCGGACAGATTGACGACAGCGACCCGGGCATCGTCATATGCCGGGGCCGGCACCAAACCGACCATCGACAGACGCGCCGAGAACACTTCTCTTACGGACCTGTCCGACTCGGAGGCTCGATAGCCGTCGTCATCGCCGAAGTGCGGTTCGATAGAGAACCCGTCGAGGACACCGTCCTCGGCGAGCGAGAGGACCCGATCCCCCTCTTCTCCGCGGGCAATCCTGAACGTCCCGTCCAACCCCTCGCGGGTGGACACCAGCCGAAGGGCTTTACCGATCGGCTTGGAACGGTCATGGAAAAGATTCAGCTTCACGCGGCCTACATCGGTGGCGTACAGCGACCCCTCTCGGAAACGCCATTTCGCCATGCCGGCCGCGTCGGTGGCAACCGTGTTCCAGGGGACGACGAGCCCCGACAGGGTGCGTTTCTCCTGGTTGACACGGAACTCAACAGTCCCGGTGTCGAACGTGATCTGTGGTTCACTCATTGACTGGCTCCATCGGTTGGGGTTCCGGTACAAGCTCTGCCTTCTGCGCGGGCGTCAAGGCGGGACGGTCCTCGAGCTCTCGTCTCTCGTCTTCGGTGTAGACACCGAGCGGGGCACCAATCGCGTAGGTCTCCATGCGGGTCTTGGTGTCGGAGCGCAGGAAGGCGTCGAAGTTGACTTTGGCCGCGTAGCCGCGGGGGAGGACATCTTTCATCGAAAGCCTCTGCTCGACAGCGGCGACATAGGCGGCGAGGGTGAAGTCGAGGAGATCCTGACGGCGCTGCTCAGAGTTCTGGTAGGTGCGCGACGTGGTCGAAACACCAAGATCCTCCGGGTCGACACCGGCAGCCCGGGCGATCTCGAGGACGGCATGCTGTCTCTGGTCGGCCAACTGGATCTGTTCGGCGTCAAACTGCATCTTCTTGGCGTCCCACGCCCCACTGACATAAGTCCAAGCCCGTTTCCGCGTACCCTCCATGTACTCATCGAGCAGAGCCTGGATCTGCTCCCTGGGCAGATCCGCAGCACCCTCCTTGGGCGTGAAGTGGCCCAGCGGTACCGGAGAATCGGCATACATCGCCGCCGCCTTGTCCAATAGGAGACAGGTGCGGATCGCCCGCGCGGCATGTACCAGCATCGGCGGGTTGGGAGAGTCGAACCGGATTACCTCATTGTCGGCGACCGGCAGGCCGTTGATGTACACCCGGCCTGACGACACCATCACCTGGTTCACCGGCACATGAACCGCGTTGATAGGGTAGGAACGCCAACCGAAAGCGGTCACCTTCCACCAAGAGACAGCCTCGAACAGCAAATCCTCGTAAGTGGAGGCAAACGTGACCACATTGGCCACATCCGGGTCAACCTGAGCCAAGAACCCAGTCGGGTCATTCTCCACCCTGGCTTTGTCCCGCACATGGATCGGCAAACGCGCCAGGGTCCCGGCGATCAGGTTCCGGGACCGTAAGACTGCCGGCACCTCCAGGGCATCCTTACGGGAGATCCGCCCGGCCACCAGCCCGGCGAGACGGTTACCCTGGACGATCTCAAACGGGATGTCGATGCCGAAACGGGGACCGTGCCCATTCTGTGAGAAGTCAACCTCGGCCTGGCCGAGAAGGTTCTTCAGCCAACCCATCTCACCCAACCTTCCCTACAACGATGAACGGAACGCGTGGAGCAGGTTCCACCTGGGTCGCCTGGTGGACCGCCACCGCCATCGCGATCACTCCGCGGGACTGGGGAGAGCGCAGCAGTCGCCAGCCACCCACCTCGGTCTCCTTAGCCACCGCCCCCAACACCTGAGACCGCAACACCGGGTCGCCGTCGTGGCGCAACCGGCCCTCGCGGATGGTCTCCAACAACACCGACGAGAAAGCCGACAACCGTTGAGCCCGGTATGGGTGCCAAGCCACCGGCAGCCCGCGAGCCTCCAGGATCTCCGCGGAACGGCGGAACTCCTCAGAGCCCCACACGATCTCCTTAACATCGAAGGACTCGGCCAGGGCGATCAGCCGTTGCTCGATGAACGCCAACGGCACCTCCCCATCACCGATCTCAGTACGGACCGCCACCGCGTCGGAGTCCCGCCGGGCGGCGTAAGCCACCCCCGGGTTGGTGCCGGCGTCAACCGCCACCCAGATCTCCTCGCCCTCAACCACACCGCCGATGTCCACCGCCAGCGAATCCCAGTCCTTGGCTTCGAGCCAGGCGTCATCAGGCACCCCCCACACCCCGCAGGCATACCTGGCCCAGCGGGCCGGAGTCATCAAAGGGGAGTTCTTGCGACGGGCCAGCTCGGCGACAGTGAGCCGTTTCAGCGGGTTGGCCCTCTTCACCACCCGCAGGTCGTCCCGGTCGTCGTCGTCAGCCAGCGACCATTCGTGGAGCACGAACGCCCCATCATCGGATTTGGCATGGCAATACGCTCCACGGCGCCGAAACGAGCCGAACTCCTGAGCACGGGTACGGATCTGGCCTAGCGGTGAAGCCTCATCGAAACCAGCCGTGGAAATGGTCACCATCCGCCCCGACCGGGCGTCGATACCATCCGACAGGACCCCATAGAGCTCACCATTCGGATGACGGTGCAGCTCGTCCACCAGCGCCAGGGTCGGCAACACCCCGTCAGCGGTCTTGGCGTCCGCAGCGATCACCCGAATACGAGCTGAAGCGTCATCCACTCGACGGATCTGGCGGTAAGCCCCACCAAACCGGCCCCGCACTTCCAGACTATCGGCCAGCGCCGACGACTCCACCATGTCAGCCGCCTGCTCGAACAGGATCCCGGCCTGCTCCGCCGACGCGGCCACCACCACCACGTCAGCCTTCGGCCAAGCCGTCAAGTGGTACAACGCCAAGGCCGCGAACAGAGTCGTCTTCCCGTTCTTCTTCGGGACCACCACCACTTCTTCCACCACCCCGGCGAAATGGTCACGCAGGATCCGCTTCTGAAATGGCTCGAGAACCAACGGCGACCCATCCTTCAGCGGCAAGCCCTGGCAGAAGCGCTCAAAGCCGGCCAGGGAGTACACC